CCTGCAGTCACCACACGTAATTTGTATTTGAGTAGAATGGCTAGCGTACATGTATTCGTACTTTGCCTAAGTCATATAACTTAAGTCATTATGTAATTTTTCGGAGCTGATATATCTCTATCTTGCGAGATCAATATATCACCCCCCCTTTTTGTAACCCTTGTGTTTGACAGTGTAAAAAGCTGAGACTTTTTAGCGACAGCACACGAGTCTTTGTTTATTGTATATTATTGTAAATTAAAAATTTTTGTTAATTTAAACCTTATAAAAACTAAGAGAGCGTTTTATTTTCTTGCTCTCCTATCGAATAAAAATAAATTTTGTAGAAGGATATATCTATCATGAATCGAAATAAATTTGCCTGAATAAGGAACCATAAAAACTTCATGATATGGAATTTGGAATTTATTAAAACCCAGAATAAATTAGAATTGTTTGAACTTTGTTCATTAATATTCTTTTGATAAACGGATGAGATGTTTGAAAATCTCGACCACTTATTGTGAAATACAGCTTGAATGTGTATTTCAATTCAGTAATGTCAATGTTTTAATAAATGTATCTGAGACAGCATGAATTTGTTGTCAAGACGATTGATCAAAATCTATTAGCTGCATCGATTAGCGACTAGATCTGGAAGTGATATCCAGTTTTTAAAAATGAGCGTCTTGAGCGTGACTCAGGGAGTTAGGAGGAACTCAGCTATACCCCGGCTAGATCACATTGCCTAAAAATGAGAGAACCATGTCCGTAGATGAAGCGGACCCCCCCAAATGATACCCTTATGAATTTAAATCTTCGGTCAGTGTAACAACTTAGGAAGTATTTCTTGCTTGTTTTCTTTGCTTTTTCTCTAATTATTTTATTATTAATATTTTAAGATGATTGAAGTTACAGCAAATAAAATGAGCCCTTTTGGGTATCAAACAATGGAAATTGTCCGCTTCTTGGACGTGAATTTCTTTGGAAAGAGACCTCATTATATTGAAGGATATTTGACTCCGTCATATCTTTCACCTAATACTTCTTTCCCTATCCCGCAATCCGCCCCTTCAGTTGATGATGAGATCCATGAACTATCTTATCATCCTAATTTGAAATGGATGGATATGCCCAAATGGTGGCGTATATCTAAAGCTAAGAAGATTATTTGGAGACACCTTGGTGTCGATCCACAATCTTCAGAGCTTAATGATGATAATCACCATAAGCACAAAAATCGAGAAAAATTTGAAAAACGTCGAAAATCTCGTAACACCCAGAAATGGAAGGAAATTCGGAAGAAAGGGTTTATTCCCAGAGATCCGAAATTCAAGAACGTACAACAAGTTCAACCCCACAGTAAAGATGTTAAAGTTCCTCGCTTTGATACTTTTCACTGTGGAACTCATCAAGTTGTGAATCAATCCTCTGTTGATTTTGATTTGGATAACAATCCTGCCACTTTCAAGAAGATTGCTTCTTTAGCTTCTATGTATGATGAGGCGCATCCCGATAAAGTTACTAAGTGTGCTTATCGCTATGTTTATGTTGCCGTTCCCCAGACAACCGATGGTACTGAATGGGAATGCGTTTGTCAGGTTTATCAACCTACAGGAAGGCTTAATGCCATGTTTTCTGAAGAAGCCTCTAGAGGGTTTCTAAGAACTAACTTTCCTGATTACTATGAATTTGATAATCTTTTCAATGACAAAGCTGCTATTGAACCTCACGGTGAGGAAGAAGAAGCAGCAAAGTACCACGAGGAAGTAGCGAGTCAATTGCCCGAGAATCATGATCCTATTGATCGTAATGCTTGTGCTAAGGCTTGCTCGACACCTCCCGTATCTCCAGAACGTAGAGAAGATATTCTTAAACAAGATCCAGTTATTTCTGCTCTTGATGAGATGTCTGAATCCGTTAAGGATGTACCGGAGGCCCAACAAGAACAAGTTGATACTTGGATGGGACATGCTGAAAATCTCTTGATTTTTGCATATCAGATGAATCGAGCCCAAAACATACCCGATATGTTTGCAGCCGTTGCTGCCTACGTTAAGATGTATGTTAAAGGTAAATCCGTCGTCCATGAATTGTATAAACTTATTGATGAGTTGTCACAGTCATCCCCTGATGAAATCCAGCCTCATGGATTATGTGATAACATTGTTGACGGATGGGAACTTATTCGAGACCATGTTATTTTTCGAAAAATTTCCTATCTTATCTCCGCTGCTATGTCACTTACTGTTTCCAGTATGAAAGAGATCACTTGGTCTCCACTCGGTCTTAAGTTAATTCACATTGAAGCTGCCAAAGAACAACTGAAAGCTGTTGATCTTATTGATGCTTGTGTAAAAACTTTTGCTTGGATGACTGAAACTGGATGGCAATGTATGAAGGAGAAATCTTTAGCTCCGTTGTTGTATGGAAATCAGCGTATGAGAGAGTTTAACTTACTTTATAATTATGTAAGTGCTAATCTCGACGCTGCTATGTCAGGTAATCTTGAGGACTTGGGAGGCTTTGAAAAGAAAGCCGACCGAGCATTAGACTTGGTTTGTACCCTAAAAAAGATTAAACCCGATGGCACAACTGCCGAATGGCTTCAAAGGAAATATGAAGTTTTGGTGGAAGCTAAAGAACGTATTATTGCTAAGCGCAGAAATACAAACACACGTTTTGCTCCAATTGGTTGGAGTTTGAGCGGTCCCACAGGGGTGGGTAAATCAACTCTCGCGAAGCTTACTATGTTGACTTCATTAAAAGCAATGGAATTTGCAGCTGATCCCTCTCGTATCATTACGTTAGATGAGGCTGACAAATACCAATCAACTTATACTTCAGATATTGAAGGAGTGTACATTGATGATTTTGCTAATATGATTGCACAATTTGCTGCTGGAAATGGTGATACGCCATGTGGAAAACTTATCAAATTTTTCAACAACATGGCTGCTCAAGCTATTAAAGCAGAAATTCAACAGAAAGGCGTTGTTTTCATTGATTTCAAATGTGGTGTTATTACTACTAATGTCAAAGATTTGGATGCACGAAAATTTTCGAATTGTCCTGAATCCGTTCTTCGGCGTTTTAACCATGTTTGTGTTGAAGTGAAACCAAAATTCCGCAAGCCAGGATCTGTTAGTCTGAATGAAAAACATCCTGACATAAAGAAGAGTAAAGACGGACTTTTAACCGATGTGTGGAACATATCCATCGAAGAGGTTACCGCTTTTACTTCGCGAGAAGGCAGAATACAGTATGCATTCAAACCTATGGAGACATTCATTAATGGAAAGAAGCAAAAGTGTAGAAACTTATCGCTTCGTGAATATCTTAAGGTTGTTGTTGAAACTTCTCAAGCACATAAGAAGTCACAGGAAGATGTTGTGGCTCGCTCGAAAGCTTTTGATAAACTTGAGTATTGTAAAGACTGTTGTATGCCGAAACCAATGTGCGAGTGCAAGGAAAAAGTTGAACCACACGGTTTCGAAGTACTTGGAGATGTTGTTGCTGATTCGATTAAGAAGGGAGTTCAAAGCTATGTTAAATCATGGCTTTCTCCTGTGTCGTTTCTCAATTCACTTATGGGCTACTCTCCCATTCGTAAATTGACGACTAATCAGTTGGCTAGTGAAATTAAACAAGATCTCAATACTTACGCTACCCCGTGGATAGCTGCACTCGCCCCAACCTGGTTCCACAAAACTAAGTACTTTCAAGGTGCTGTGGAAGGTTGGCAAACTTCCGCTGCTATGTATGACATGCGACGTCATCTGCAGCGGGCAGCGTTCCTCTCTTCAGCAAGCTTTGGTTATGCTGCTTACAAAAGAGATTGGACGATTGGAGCTGCGTCTGCTATAGGTAGTACTGCTGCTGGTTGTTTTCTTTATGCTGGTTATTGTGCCAGAAAGATGGTTATCAGACAGGAATATCTGCAAACGCGTGATGCTCTACCCGAGTATGTTAAGACCATTAGAGACGGATCTGTTCCAAAATTCGCTCTTATGTCGGCCACTTTAGTTATTGGTGTTAAGTTGATGGACATCTGGAATAAGAATCGCATAGCGACTCAAGCTCTGGATAATCCTGATGATATTGATCAATCTAAAGGCTGGTTTGAAAAATGGTTTGGTAGTATTGGCTTCGAATATAAAGCCGCTGCTGCCGTTAAACATACTTCTACTTCTCAAGCTGTCGCAACTTTAGACAAAAATCTATGGTGGTGTGTCTTTACACGATCGGATGGTTCTCGTACTGCGTGTAACATTGTTTCACTGCAGAACGGGATGATTCTGATGCCCGACCATATTTTTTATCCGAATGCTGATATGACTCAAACCCCATGCGATTGGGTAGAGGGTGTTGTCAGACGTTCGTCTAAAGGTGCTGGAGGAGTAATGAAGTTCAAAGCTGATCGCAACACTTATTCTTACAACTTTCAAGAATTGGATTTACGTCTTGTTTACGTACCAAATCTTGATAATGTTAAGAGTAACTGGCGCTATTTACCCCTAACTAAACCTGTTGGTAATAGTATGGCTACTTTCTTTGTGAAGGATGCTGATGCTATTATAGCCTCTGAATCTGTGAGTTGTTCTATGGGACAAGCTTACCATCGTTATAAGAACTTTTACGGTGGTACTTATCTCTCAACTCAGGCTAGGCATGGTTCATGTATGGGAATGCTAGTTGCTGATCGCTCTGAACCAGTAGTTCTTGGTTTTCACGTCGGTGGATCACCCGACGGTCAAGGCTATTGTCAAACGTTAACTGCGTCTCGTTACCTAGAAGGAGTTACATCTCTAGGCCGACAAGACGGTGTTGTCATTATGGCGCAATCCACAGAACTACCCAAACGTCAGTTAGGTCGTGATGTTCTTGTGTCAGACAAAATTCATCCCAGTAGTAAGTACATTGCTAATTTGGGTCCCGAAGCTGCTATTTCAGTTCTTGGATCCACTAAGCTACGTTCTACTCAGAAAAGTTGTGTACATAAGTCAGTTATTTCTGATGCGGTGGCAGAGGTGTGTGGAGTCCCTAACAAATGGGGCCCACCCAAACTCTCACCAAATTGGCAGGCTTATAACGCAACATTGGAGCACATAGTTAACCCAGCAGATCAATTTATTCCGAGCGATATCGAACGAGCTCGTAAAGATTGGTTAAAACCTTTAATGGAATTAATGAAAGGTTATGCTGAAACGGAAAAATTCTCCAAATTATCATGGAAGGAATCAATCATGGGAATTAGTGGGAAGCGTTTTGTCGACGCCCTTATTATGAAAACAAGTATGGGTTTTCCGGTTTTTGGCCCTAAGACGAAGCATTTCGAGGAAGTTCGACAAGGAGAAAAACTTGTTGACCGAATTGCATCCGTTGAAGTTAAGGAAGAATTTGCTCGCTTAATGAGCTGTTGGACTGATGGAAAACGTGGATACCCTGTGTGTTCCGCGACACTGAAAGATGAACCTACTCCTGTAGATAAATCTAAAGTGCGTGTTTTTCAAGCTGCTCCTATAGCTCTTTCGCTTGCTATCCGAATGTACTTTTTACCTATTGCGCGATTTTTGTCGTTGCATCCTTTGGTATCTGAAAGTGCAGTCGGTGTTAATTCATTCTCGACTGATTGGTGTGAACTTATGGGCCACGCTAAAAAGTTTGCTGCTGATAAGAAAGTTATCGCCTGGGACTATTCCAAGTACGATGTACGAATGAATTCTCAGATGACTACTGCCGTGTTGCGAAGTTATATTGACTTAGCACGCGCTGGTGGTTATTCTGAAGAGGATTTAAAGATCATGAACAATATGATCGCGGACATTGTGCACCCTCTCATTGATTGGAATGGAACCATGATAATGGCTTTCAACATGAACACATCTGGAAATAACATTACCGTGAATATCAATAGTACAGCTGGATCTTTCTATGTTCGCATGGGATTTTTCTCTGTCTATCCACACGCTCAAGACTTTCGCGAGTGTGTGGCCGCCATGACTTATGGCGATGATTTTCTTGGTTCTGTACGTCCTGATTATCGTAATTTTAACTTCGAAACATATCGAGTGTTTCTGGAAAAACATGGAGTTAAAATCACTTTACCTGATAAAGGTGATAATACATGTGATTTTATGAATGACGAAGACGCAGACTTTTTGAAGAGACAGTCAAATGATATTGAAGGTATTCCCGTTCCAATTGGACGGCTTACTGAAGATTCCATTTGGAAAGCTCTTCATAGCAATCTTAAATCCAAGAGTGAAACTGAACGAAATGTTTCTATTTCTTGCATTGAGACTGCTTTGCATGAATGGTTTGCTTACGGAAAAGACCATTATAACATGCGCCTGGAACAAATGAAGGAAGTTTGTGTTAAGGCTGATCTGCCTCAAACACCTGCATTCTGTTCTTATGAGGACCGTGTCGAACGCTGGCACGAGCATTACGGTTCCTCGGAGGAAAGTGCATTTCAAGAACAATTGAAGTTACCGTTTACTGGTAATGCATACACTCATCTCCTCGCTACTGATCCCGATCGTGCCAAACAATATTGGGATTTTTATCATGAAGGTGGACCTGGAGAGCCCCTTTGTGACTTAGATGTGTAATTGATTACCAATTACGTGAATTTAGGCTTTGCACATCTTTTATTCTCCATTTTATATTTTACATTTTTATATCACGTTTATTTATATGTTTATATATTTTTATGTCCTGTATCTAATAATAGTACCCCTTTGATGGGAAGCGGTCGTCCGAAAACCGATAATTCGGAGAGACAGCACGAATCTCAAAATCGTGCAGCCCTGGATGGGGCGCTCTATAGCATTTCAAGTTTTGCTCTTGTGATGTCACTTATCTCCTTTTTTAATTCGTTGCGAAGGAGAGATGTTGACCCACAGAGTTCTGAAATGTCTATGGATATGGGGGACTCTGGTCCCGAGACAGGAACACCAGCTATTTCTGAATCTCAACAGAATGTGGATTTCGCCGATTCACATCCTGGATTCGAAGATAGCCGAGCTAGCAGTGCCACCGATCCTCTTAGGACTTCGAGTGATAAAGATGATGCTTTATTGCAGAATTTCTTTTCTCGACCTATTAAGATCGCTGAGATTGAATGGCCAGTAGGTCCTGGTTTAACGCAAGATATCACTTTTAACCCTTGGGAATTATATTTCGAGGATAGAAGGGTTATCAACCGTATAGCCAATTTCAAGCTTATGCGCTCACAGCTCAAAATCAAAGTCATGTTAAATGGTAATTCATTTTACTATGGAAGGATGTTGATGTCATATCAACCGTTATTCAATTTGGATAACACCACATTAATCAGGCCAGGAGTTACGGCAGATTTTGTGGAAGCTACCCAGCGTCCTCACATTTATTTGAACCCTACGGAATCACAGGGTGGTGAATTGTTATTACCATTCTTTACACCGAAAAACATGATAGACATACCTAGTGGAGGTTGGTCTGATTTAGGCCGATGTCATCTATCTACCTTGCAAACTTTGAAACATGCTAACGGAGGAACTGATCCCGTTTCTATTTCGATTTTTGCTTGGGCAGAGGATGTTCATCTTTCTGTTCTTACTCAGGCAGATCCTGAATCTATTGTACCTCAATCTATGGAATACAAAGGTATTGTCTCGAAGCCAGCTTCTGTTATGGCGAAAGTAGCGGGTGCGTTATCCAATGTACCTATGATAAGTAATTTTGCTACTGCAACAGAAATAGGAGCTAGATCCATCGCGAAGATGGCTGCTCTTTTTGGTTTCTCAAAACCGTACCAACCCGAAACCACACCGTTTCAACCAGTGACAAGACAATCTATGGCTGATACTGATGGGTGTGAGAATATTCTCCGCCTAACTGTTGATACTAAGAATGAATTGACCATTGATCCTACTGTGGCAGGTGTTGATGCTAAGGATGAACTCGTCATCAACGAGATAGCGTCACGGGAATCTTATTTGACCACTTTCGATTGGGCTTTAGGATCTCCTGTGGAGAGCTTACTCTTTAATGTTGTTGTTGATCCTGGTATCATTCACACCGTTCCGGGTACCTTCCCTGAACTTCATATGCCTGCTTGTTCTTTTGCATGTCAGCCATTTGAGTTTTGGAGAGGATCCCTTAAGTACCGTTTTCAAGTTGTTGCTTCAGGTTTTCACAAAGGTCGTCTTAAATTCGTTTATGACCCTGTTGGAACTCCTGCAACTGGCATCGCTGAATACAATACGGCTTACACTCAAGTTGTGGATATCGCTGAACATAACGATTTCTGCATTGAGGTAGGTTGGGGTCAAACGACACCGTTTAGAACCCACTTGGGCCTAGGACAAGGCACCACTTCGTATAGTACTAGTACACTGGGATATCAGAGTTCGAATTTCAATTATGGTAATGGTACGTTGTCTGTTTACGTGGTAAATGAACTGACATCTCCGAACTCTACTGTGGATAACGATATCCAAATTAACTGTTTTGTTTCTGCTTGCGATAACTTCGAGCTTGCAGCACCTACAGACTATTACCTTTCTCGTTTAGGATTTCAACCTCCAACGCTCCCAGCGGGTGTTGATGTTTTACCTGAACCAGAACGTAATAATGCCGATCCAAAGGATCGCGTTTCTCCACAGTCTCTCGAAATTGATTCAGTAGCCATTGCTGATCCTCCCACAATAAATTCTATGGGACCTAAACAGTCCTCAGATTCATTGGTGAATAAAATTCACATGGGAGAAGCTGTAGCCTCTTTTAGAACGTTACTAAAGAGATACAACTTATCCGAAATTCTCCTTGTAGACGAGGATGAATTCAATGGTACAGCCGCAGTGATAGAGTTTACACGAAACATGTTTCCTCTCACTCCGGGATACACACAGGCTTTACCAGCCGATTCCAATGTAATAGAAAGTACAAGTTCTGGAAATTATGTGTATTCAAGAATGACGTTGATGAACTATCTCGTTCGAGCCTTCGGTGCTTGGCGAGGTGGCGTCAGATATACGTCTGATACGTCTTACAACGTGACCAATGACGCAAATATCACTTTCCCTTTGATATCTGACGCTACATGGTCTGTTTCTCGAGTTCCTTCGAACCTAGGAAATGGTAATTTTTCCGAGAATAAAAACGTTGTTAACTATCCGTCTACTTTCAGCCTAGCTGCCACGAAATACGATTTGTTGAACATAAATCGCTTTTCAAGTGGTATATCTGGTGCCACACGATGGACCACGAAAGTTAATCCCATCGCTTCTTATGAAATTCCCTACTATTCACAGTATCGCTTTGCTCCAGGAAAACGAGGAACAGTGTATACAGGGGCCGATATCTATCAGCCTTCTTATGAATTGTTAGGAACGTGTCTACCAGGGCTGTTACCCTACTACGTATACCAGTACGTAGCTGCAGGTGAAGATTTTTCCATGATGTTTTATTTGTCTCCACCAATCTTTTACGAACAGGGTTTGGCGCCCAGTTAAAACTCTCTTTCGAGAGTTATCATACCATACGGTGTTGTGGACCAGGTATGATAGTTTTTTCAGTTTTGTTTCAAAACTGACGTTTTAGTACACCGAGAGCCCGGTGTAGCGGAATAATCGACAGATTATTTCGTTGGCAACCCTACGAGTTGATTCAAGTGCGTGAATTTTTACTAGTGGTATTGCCACTAGATTTTATATATGCGCTCAACTTGTGTAGGATTGCCAGTATCCACGTACTACAAGACTATATATGGCATAGGTTAGGAAAAACCCTTGGAACCATGTATAGCCTTACTGGCTTTATTC